TAATGCAGCATAGGCAGACCTATCTATTTTACTTAATGTAGTATCAACTGGTGCTGTAGCTGTAGTATTATTTCTTACAAAAGCTTCTAATACATCACTTATATCCGATGGAAAATTAGAATTATCATTTGCAAAATTATATTCTGCTTGACCTTCTACTAATGGAACTGTCGCTTGTTTTACTTTCCAAAGATGTACACCTCTGTTTCCCCATTCGGAAAACATAATATTTAAAGAACGTCTGGCACTTTTTAATTCATAGCCAGTACGATTACCACGCATTCCTGTTCTTTCAAATGCTTCTTCGATAATTTCGTCGATTGGAAGATCGAACGCTGTAGTTCCAGATGTAGCCATTTATCTCCTTACTTATCTAATATAATCGTTGCAGTAGCGTTTGTAATTGCTGATATAGTCATACCACCTTCAAACAAAATACCGTCTTCTGCTAAATTATATGAAAACACATCGCCAGCTGGAACGTCTACTTGAAACTGTGTAACAGAATTACCGTCTTGTAAAGTTACTGAACCTGCTGATCCAGTTGAAGCAAGAATAATTCCTCTTAATCTTGTTCTGCCTCCAAAGACTGATGTAGCATCCGTTTTTCTAATTGCTTTTACGTCTGATTTCATTATCCCGTATATCCTATAGTTACAGAGTCTGTATTAGTTAAATCTAAAAAAACTCCTTGTTTAAATCTTATTCCACTTCCAGGTACAAAAACATCTAAACCTTCTGTTCCAAATTTAGATTGAAACTCTAAAGATCCAGAAGCGTCTGATCCATCATATAAATTTACAATAGAATCTGCAACTCCATGTGCTGTTATATATGTAACTCTACAAGGACCTAAATTAACTGAGCCTCCAGTAATTGTTTTAAAACTACCATCGCCTGTTAGTGTTGTAAATTTTTGGTCGCTTGAAAATGATCCGCCGCCTGCCATATTTTATCTCCTTGTGGTGCGGGTGAGTATCAAGATCAAAAAGTCTCGAGTTTTCTCACCCACATAATTATTATGAACTTGCTATGTTTGCACCTGTGTCCACTCTTTTCCAGTTTGATCCATCTGAAAAAGCATAGATAGCAGCGCCAGCAGCTCCATTATCGACATAAATTAAAACGCCTTCGTTAGTAGTTGCGTCTAGAGTGTTAACTCCATCTGTAACTGTTGAAGTAGTCGCGAACGAATAAGTGTTTTTTCCACCTTGTTGCGTATCACCTGCGTTTTTATTTGGTCCACCAATAAATCCATTAAGGGAAGTTACTGGTCCTTTAAATGTAGTATTTGCCATGTTTATATCCTCCTAGTTTTGCGAACATAGTCTCTAGGCCGTCGACTGTACTCGTCTATGTTCTTTTAATTATACAGTGTTAAGAATATACTCTTATTTTGTATAGAGTGCAAGAGATCCTGTAATGAAAGTTGTCTTTCTGAAATGTAGCCTTTTATTACGTAGCTACTGAAACGTCCGGTGCAGCATCCTCTATTCTATTAACTTGTTGAGCTTCTTTAGCTTCAGCCAATTTAATGTTACTGATGACTTGTTTGATTCTGTCATCAATTCTCACCATATCAAGAGTGTATCTTTTCTCCTGATTATAGTGCTGCGACCAGTCAAGTTCTAGCTCCCTCTTCTTTGTGTAAAGCTCTTGAACTGTCATTTATAACCTCCTCATAGGTTAACCATAATTTGGATTTACTAGTAAATCCATCTTTTTCCCAGACTATATCATTTTTCCCTAGTTTGTCAACTAGTGCGTTTTCGAATGCTTTATCATCATCTTCACAAGTTAAATGAAAATCTGCATGATAGCCATACGCTCTGATCTGTACTCTGAAATTCTTCATGGTTTTACCTTTTGTCTTGAAAATGGGGCGCTTTTAGGGCGCCCCATTAAATTAGTTACGATTACGCTCCTGGTGATCCGAAGATACCTCTAGGGTCTGAGAATCCAAATGAATATCTCTCTCTAGCTTTGTATCTAACGTTGCCAGTATCGAAGTCACCTTCCATAGCGGTTTTGATAGGTGCTCTTACGAACATCTTCATACCGTTAGGAACATCTGTTTTGATAAAGAATGCATCTGTATCTGTTAAGAAGTGATTGATCACATAACCTTGTGGAATCATTCCCATTGCAGCGATTGCATTGATATCATTATCAGCTGTACCAGTTCTACCTTGAGACTTCATCAATCTTTCCGCTGTGAATTGTAATTCACTTGGAATGATCATTTTTACGCCTCTAGCAGCAATCTTCATACCTCTTTCGTCAGTCATCTGAGCGATGTCGATCATTGATTGCTCTAATGAAGTTTCGTTTAAGTCAGCAGATGTTGCTAACTCATTTGCAAAACTTCCAGATAGAGTTGGGTGGTCAGTTGCGCATAACTCTTTGCTATCTCCACCTTTGAAGTTAGAATCGAATGCATTGTTAAGTACCGATGCGGCTTTCACTTGTTTAGTGTTTGCCATCGATCTTGCTAATGCTTTTGTATATCTAGACGCAAGTCTGTCATACAAGTTGTCTTCGATCGCTTCTTCTGTGATAGCGAATGCAAGAGCTATTGTTTCGTGTTGGTAACGAGATGTGAAAGTCTCTTGTGCATCGTCGAATGATACACCTGATCCTTCTGCTTTAGTCTGCGCATTTCCGAAACCAGATAACATTACTTCTTCTTCAAAAGCTCTGTCACTGTTTTCTGTGTCGTAGATTTCAGCGTGCTCGTTATCGTATCTTTTGTACTCCAGGCCAAATAGTGCATTTAAACCTGGCTCTAGTTCTTTAACTAGTTGTTGTCTTGATATTGCCATAATTTATTCTCCTATTATATGCCTGTTGCTAAAGATCCAACTAAGTACTGATGCAAGTTAACTTTTACGATAACTGAACAGTTCGCAGCTGTTTGATCTTGGTTTTCAACGTCCTCTGCAATTCTAACCATTCTCAATTGTTTTGCAGTTGTTGCTGCAGTTGAGATACCTAGTCTTGCTGAAGATCGTCCGTTTGTGTCGTCACCGGCTGAAGCAGTTGTTGCATAAGTTAATCCAATTTTAGATTTTCTTAATGCTACTGTGCCTCCCAGTGTAGCGTCTGTTGCAATGATGTATTCTTGAAAAGGATCATCATTCACGAATGCAGTGATGTCTTCACTATTTGCTGGAGTTACTCCGCCTTTGTAGAAATTTGCGAAAGTTGGTTTTAAAGTTGTAGCATCCGTAAATGTTACACCATTTAAAGTTCCAACCATTGCAGTTCCCGCAGCGGCTGTTACGATATATCCACCTGTTGAGGCGCTTATATCGACTTTTACAGGCTCTCCATTGTAAATAGCATTTGCTTCACCAGCATCGATCTCGTATTTTGACTGACCTTGAATAGCAGGAGTGTTTCCTACTCTCATAGCCGGTCTTAATCCGAATCCTTGTCCGTTAGCGTTAGCCATAGTTTTTTTCCTTCCTTATAAAATTTTAGTGATTTAGGAATCGCTAAATAATTAGCTTTTCTTTGTACCACCAAAGGTTACACGTGTCTGCCTATCTTGATTGATTGGCATACTTGGGTGCTCTTCCTTCATAAGGTCGTTGTTTACGGCGTCGTCTCGATCTTTAGTTTGTCTTCTAAAATAATCTTCACGCGCTTTTGCAACCTCTTCAGGTATCCTAGCGAGCACTAGGCCACCAACTCCGATCACTCCTGCATACTTTCCTTCTTTAACAGTTGGATAACTAGTCTCTGGATATGCATCAGCTCTTACAAGCTCCCATCCAGATCTTATTTTACCTGACATGTTCTTTGTATCATCAAAGCCCATAGTCTCGGTTCTTATCCATCTGTGCCTAAATCCATCAGGCGCAGGGGGTGCATCTAAAGATGACGGTGGAGTCCAAGTAGTAGGTCTTTTGACCTTGTCTCTTGTTTGACTCGCGTGAGAAGTTCTTATTTTTTTATCTTCCATATTACGCTCCTTCCTTCACGTTTAATTGTTTTGCGTACTCTTCGAGTGGCACACCTAATCTTTTAGCGATTGCTACTTGTGATGGTGTGAGCTTCACAGTTTTTCTGCGACCTGTACTAGCCGGTCGTCTTGCTGAAGCTACAGTCTGAGCAGGTTTTGCTTTTTCTGTAGTAGTATCCGCTACCTTATCAAATTTATTTGGAAATTCAACCCTTAATCTTTTGTCAATTTCCTCATAATATTCGTCGGATTGTGGATCATACCCTTCCTTCTCTACGAGTGTTTTATGCATGTCGAATGCAGTGTAAGTCATAGCAGTATCGTTACCAAACCAGCTATTTTTAGATGCCCAAGCCTCCGCTTTAGGATCAGATCTAACAGGTTGTTCAGCTTGTGAAGGGCTGACATTAACTTGTTTTTCTTCTTTTGGTTCTTCTTGCTGCGACTTTAAAGAAGCTAATCTAACTGCATCTGCATTTAGAGTTGCCATTTGTTCTTGTGCTTTAACTTGTGCATCTACATCTCCTGCTTCGATAGCTGTTCTTAGAGCTGATCTTGCAGCGTCCATGTTTGATTTAACTCTTGTTTCAAACTCAGACACATAAGATTTATCTGCTTTAACAAATCTACTTTGTAGACTGTCTCTTTCAGTTTTTACACTTTGAGCAAATGCTAAAGCTTCTTCTTTTTGTCTTTCTGCTTCACGCATTTTTCGAGTTAATTTAGCAATACGTTTTTGAACGCCGTCACTATAAGTTTTTAACTCGTCTGCTTTCTCATCTTTTGTTTCTTCAGTTTTAGTTTCTACAGGTTTTTCTTCTACCTGTTCAACCTCAACTTTCTCTTCTTCAACGGGTTTTGCTTGCTCCGTCGGTTTATCTAAATCGATTTCGGTTGCGACTTCATCAGCCTCACCTACATCAATTGTTTTGTTTTCTTCTTCTTGCATAGTTCCTTCCTATGTTAAATGTAATGAAGAACTGATTCAGGATCTTTTATAGTCCCTAACACTTCATCATCGTTTAGTATTCGCACTTCTCCACCTTCTATCGGTAATCTTGAACCAGCATATCTAGCAAAGATCACCCAATCTCCTAATTTACACCAAGGTTCTTTAAATCTATCTTTGTCTGCGTAACAAAGATCACCCATTTTCAAAACATAACCACAGTTTGTAGCTATTCTTGATTTATCTAAAGATTCTTGGGAAAAAATAATTCCGCCTTTAGTTTTCTCTTTCGGTGTGAAAGGTAAAACTAACATCCTGTAACCTACAGGTTCAGGTAATTGATCTATTTGATCTTTTATATTATCAGGGTCTAGCCTTTTTGTTGCTGACTCCTCCGCTTTGTATTTCTCTTCTAGTGCGTTTCTAGTTTTTGGGATCTCTTTTTGAGAGATCGATGATTGTTCCTTCATTTTCATTTTGCTCCTTTTCATTTAGCAGGTTAGAGATTTCCTGTAAGATTGCGCCATATGCACGTGCCTGTCCTACTAGATATTTATAATTATCGTAATTGTCAACCCCTTCTAACATTGTAGCTGAGATTAATTCTAAGTCTTGTTTTATTCTTTTCTGTATTTTTCCTATTATTACTATTGGATCCATTATTCTTCTTCCTTTCTAAAATTATCTAAAGCATCTAGTTTTTCTTCTGCTTGTGCAATTTTATCTAATTGTTTATCTATTTCTTCTAAATGTTGTGGATGTTCACCAATTCCTACTGAATTAGTAAGATATATATTAATAGTAGCATGTGCTGCAGATATCTCTGCTTCGTACTTATCTTCTAGTGCTTGTATTATTCCATTTCTCATTTAACATTTCCATCTTCTCCGTGCTTGTCGAATACGTGAATTAGGATCGTTACGAGTTTTTGCTGATGACCTTTTTAATTGTCCTAGTGATCTAGCGCAGTATGACTTTCTGCGATTAGCAGCTTTTGATCCAGGCTTCACTTTTCCTGTCACGGCTGTTTTTAGTTTAGAACCAGGATTTGCTCTTCTGTAGGCAGCGACACCTGATCTTGTCATGCCTGCTCCAGACTTTGTAGGTCTGTAGTTCTTTTTATTTCTTGAAATAGGATTATCTCTTTTTCTCATTATCTTATACCCATTCTTCTACCCATGAAGCCACCCATCATTGCTTTTTTTCTTTTTGCAAATGTTGCTGCTCTTGAAGGTGTTGGACCTGTATTAGATTTTGCTTGTTTTCTTGCTACGGCACCCGCACGTTGACCTTTGGACATCGCTCTTGCTTTTGCAATGGGCACGCATTTTGGATAATTTTTTCTTTTTTCTCCACCACTTCGACCACATTTCGGGTATGAGCCATCTGATTTTTTGTTGGCAATATCTACCCATTTCTCTTGGACCCATGATCTTAAACCTTTTTTAGCCATTACGAATTCTTTCCGTAAGCTCTTCCTTTACCTTTTTTACAAAGGCCACCACCTCTATACATAGGTCTAGCCATTCCGCCGCCCATTTTTTTAGTTCTACCTTTTTTACCACCTGGCGTTATTTTTCCAGAACATACTCCTGATGCATACATGTTAGCATATGCTGAGGGATATACCTTAAATTTTCTTTTAGCTGCAGCTTTACCTTTTGCACAAAGTTTAGCCATTATTTTTTACCGCCACCAAATTTTTTAACTCTGCCACCTTTTTTCATGTAGCCCATTTTGTTTCTAACTTGTGTTGGTAATTTTGCTAAACCTGGATTTTTTTGTTTATCTACAGGTTTTAAACTACCGCCATCTTTTTTACCAACTCTTAAAACGTCTTTTCTAAGTTTATCACCTTCTCTTTGAAGTCTTCTACTGTCTCTTTGAATTTTTCTACCTCCAACAAGATCTTTTCTTGCAACGCCTTTTTTCTTAGCGTCTTTTATTGCTTCACCCATTTCTTTATCTTGAGATTTTAATTTTCTCATTTTCTTACCCATATCTTTTAATTTTCTTGCTTTGAATTCATCTGCAGCGCCA